ATGAAAATTCTTTTTCTTACTCATATTGCTTACGACAGCTGTTCTTTTTACCGTGCAGGGGGGATCGTGCCCGACCTGGTCCGTCAAAGTGGTCATGAAATTGAAGTACGCAGCTGGAAAGATTCATATTTCCATTGGCAGGCGCTTATGAAATATGACATTGTAATGTTTTTGCGTCCCTGGACGGATGACGCCCTGACAATGGGAACATATCTCAAGGACCTTGGCATAAAGCTATGGGTTGACCATGACGATCTTCTAATTGATCTTCCTCCTGAAAACAGAATGACAGCCATGCTTTCTCCAAGGAATATTGAAAACTTTAAGCGTATCTGCGAGTTAGCTGATGTAGTTACGGTTACAACTCCATATCTAAAGGACAGGCTTTCCGGTTACAATGATAATATTTTTGTAATTCCAAATGCACATAATGATATTTTATTTGGAACCCAAAGGCCGTTATATAATCGCGAAAAGACTGTATTATGGAGGGGTAGCGAGACACACATAATGGATCTCTGGACTTTCAGGCAGCCAATTCTCCGGGCGGCAGCAAAATGGATTGATTATTCGTTTGTTTTCGCGGGGTTTCGGCCGTGGATATTTAATTATCCTAACGGCATTTTAAATTCAAAGTTTATTCCGTCAACCGACCCAGTGGTCTACTGGAATAACATGCAAAAGATCGCCCCGCCAATTATGCATGTTCCCCTGCTTAATAGTCCCTTTAATCTATGTAAGTCAAATATCGCATTCGTCGAAGGTACATTTTTTGGGGCGTCGGTCGTGTGCCCTGCCTGGAAGGAATGGATTATACCAGGTGCATTGAATTACCATAATCAATTTGATTATTACAGCTTGATTGATGAGGCACTTTCCGGTAAAATAAATATAAAGAATTGTTCTGCAATTGCATGGGAGTACATCTGTGATAACTTGCTGCTTAGCAAGGTAAATAAGTTAAGAGTTGAAGTCATCAAATCACTTACGTCATGAGAAATATCTGTCATACCCTTGCTTATAACCTTCCTGGAGAAGTTCTGAAAACAACTAAATTACTTTATGAGCAGAATGCCAGGAGTGATTTCGAACATATCATTATCGACCTGGGATTCCCAATGGAGGACATTGATGTTATTCCAAGGGATTTCGATGAGGCAAAGCGGCGTAATTCAGCGCGTTTGAAAGAGATCTGCAACCGTTTTGGTTCCGCCTATGCCAGGAGGGAAAATATTGGAGTTTCACAGAACTGGACCCAGGCTTATAATATGGTAGCTCCCCTGGATGACTGGGATGTCCTGATCGGCACGGATCCTGACGAGCATCCCCTTAATCCCGGTTGGGTTAAGGCAATGTGTGATACTATGCGAATCCAAGAGCTTGATATTGTTGCCCTGTCTGTTCCGGGTCAAAATGAATACATTGAAGGAAAACTCAAATGCAATGCTAAAATGGCCGGTACAACAAGAGTATATGTCCCAGATGATCCGGTAAATTGGGCCCTGATTGGAATAAGCGGTCGACTCCTGAAAAACATGGGCTACGTTCCTTTTCCATCAGCCGCCAGGCGATATGGCTGGATTGAAGGAGCTTTGTTATCTGCCATGGATCATTTTGAAATGCGCTGGGGGGTTCTTCCTGATTATAGCTGCAATCATACTATCTGGCACATGGGAGATCCTATCCCTTTATTTCAGCAATGGAAATATTATATCGTAAATAACGTAGGGAAACAAGCACAGATCAGCTTTGAGGAGTTTCTTGAAATGAAGAAGAAGGAGGGACGAATATGATTATCGTTACAGGCGCAGCAGGTTTTATTGGTTCAAACCTATGCAGGGCGCTTCATTCTGAAGGAATAGGCGTGATCGGCATAGATGATTTCAGCTTCGGAACCTCAAAAAATCTTGTTAAGGGTATGACTTTCTTCGATAAAGGATTTGAATATTTCACGAGAATTGGATTTGATGGGCATTATTCATTCTCGGAAGATGACATACTTGTTCATCTCGCAACCGCGAACATCATATATTGCCAGGACCACCCGGTTGAGACAGTAAAGATTAACGCGGAGCGAACCCTAGAGTTTTTTAAGCATGTGCCGTGCAAGATTGTTTTTACAAGTACTTCATCAGTATATGGAGATGCCACGCTTTTCCCCACGCCGGAAGATGCAGAGATTAAAACCAATAACGCCTATTCTGTATCAAAAAGGGCAGTTGAGCTATATCTTGAAAAGAGGGGAAATTATACAGCCCTTCGACTTTCTAATGTGTATGGACCTAATCAGCGACCGGAGAATCCTTATTGCGGTGTTATTGGCAAATTGATAGAAGCCTCGTACAGGCGTAGACCTTTTTTTATTAATGGAGACGGATCTGATACCAGGGATTTTACCTATGTTGATGATGTGGTTGATGCCCTTACCCGGGCAATATTCATGCCTGCACTTAATATTGTAGTCAATATTGGTAGTACAGCTGAAACCTCTATTGCCGAACTTGTTGATCAAGTCCAGGTTATAACCGGCAAAAAATTAAAAACGGTACATGCGCCAGCAAGGTCTATAGACGGAATCTCTAGGCGTTGTTTATCTATTAACAGGGCAACATCCTTTCTGCGATATAGCCCTAAAACTGACCTTCGACAGGGAATCAAGAACACCGTCGAATGGTATAAAAAACAGGAAAGATAATTTAACTAATGCTACGATTGTTATGGACAAACAATTAATTCGTGATCATTTGAGAGACTCTATTCTCAGGGAGGATCTTACCTATCGACAGGCAGCAGAACATTTGGAAATAAAACCCTTTTATATCTCGATGGTCCTTAACCCTAAATTATGGGGTAATGTAAGCAGGCATAGCTGGGAAAGACTTGAAGAGTGGCATAAGAGCAGGGATACCATTAAAGATTTCAAGCCATCAGAGGCAGAAGATCCTGACGTGGTACAAAAAAGGGCATTTGAGCAGGCAGAAAAATCAGGACAGGAAAAACCTGATACGATTATCTCAAGGATAAACCTGGATCCTGGAGACACTCCCGTTCCGGCTGTTGGCAAATCCCCGGATCAAACTGATCGCAAGATGCACCTTATCATCGACATTGAGATCAGGGTTAACAATCAAACCATCTCGATCAATGCAAGGTAAACAGCTTGACATTTTTTACAATACAACCCATCTGGGCGGAGAGGAGTTGACCAGGCGAAGGTTTGAAACTGGAAGACAGAACCAGGAGATCCTCGCTTTCTTCAGGAGTAACCCACGGGGGTTATTTACGCCTTTTGATGTTCAATCATGCACCGGAATGATAAACGTTCCGATTACTTCAATTCGCAGGGCAATGCACACCCTCACTTCCGCCGGGCTTTTGATAAAAACCCATAATAAAAAGGAAGGAAATTATGGGGCTTTTAATCATCTCTGGAAACTCGCTTAATATGGCAAAGGCTGAATATTTTCCTCACGACATGAACGCCAGGGATGACCCTAAAGTGATGGTCATGATGACCCAATTGGGGATTGAGGCTTATGGCATTTATTGGGTCCTTATTGAATATCTCAGGAGCCAGAAGGATTATATGGCACCCAAGATTCTTATTGATGCTCTGTCCGGGCGCTACGGCTCTTCGAGGGAAAAGTTTGAAGCTGTCATTACAAATTATTCCTTGTTTGAATTTGATGATAAGAATTTCTGGTCGCCATCACTTATTAGGCGCATGCTTCCGCTTGATGAGAAGAGAGAAAAGATGCGCCAGCTCGCTTTAAATCGCTGGGATGATGCAAGTGTAATGCGTACGCATAGCGCAGGCAATGCGCAAGTAATGCAGAGTAAGAGTAAGAGTAAGAGTAAGAGTAAGAATAATAGTAAAAGTATAATAAAAGAAAAAATAACTCTCTCTCCTCTCTCTCTCTTAAATGTTGACCATGGACTTGTTAAAAAATGGGGAGAATGGGTTGAGTTTCGTGAAAAATTAAAAAAGCCTTACCGTACCCAGGAGGGGATTGAGGCAAGCTTTCGTAAGCTTATGAATCTTTCAGGTAATGATCCGGATCACGCGATTGCCATCATCCAGCAGAGTATTGATAACGAATGGCAGGGATTTTTTGAACTTAAAACCCCTATTCGCAAAACAGAGGGAAATGCATTGGAGAATATTATTAATGATTTAAGGGGAATTTAATATGGAGATAAAAAATGAAAATTACCCGGTTTACGCCCCTCACCAGGTTAAAAAAGTACCGTCTGAAATCTTCAGGGAAATTATTATTGAGTTTGCGGGAAATGCAATGTTTATCATGAATAGCCGGCTATCTCCTGATGAGCGAAAGCCTGCGATCGATAATATTGTTTTCATGATCAAGGATAAATTTGCCGAATATCCACTTCATATTATTGCAACTGCCTTTGACCAGGGATCCTTGGGCGCCCTGGGTGGAACCACTGCCTTCACGGTCCGCAATGTTTTCACATGGCTCAACAACCTGAAAGAAAAAGCAGAGAGACTTTATCATGAAGCCTGGAGTAAAGAAGAGCAGAACCGCAAGCGTAAAGAGGAAAATGAGTGGAGGCTTAATTCACGCCAGGATAGTATTTACGGCACGGCATTGAGTATTAAAATACGCTGGTATTGCAATAAATCTATTGATCCGGCTTATTGGGAAAAGTACTCGCTTGATGAAATTGTGAATCTCTTGAAAGCAGGAGAGAATGCTTATACCATAAGGCCAGAACAAATAAACGGGTAAGATGGAAAAACCGAAAGCAAAAAAACGACCATGGCAACAGGAGGCGACAACGACATTTGCCAGGAGGAAGAGCGCACCGTTTTATCACAGCCACCGCTGGACGATTGAATCGCGCCTCTTTCGTAAAGAAAACCCTCTTTGTAAGATATGTTACGAAAAAGGAATAATACGACGTGGCCAAGTAACGGATCATATTATCCCGCGAATAATCTGCACGGATCCATGGGATAAATCAAATTGGCAAACGCTATGCCGGCAGTGCGACAAGGAGAAGCTTGTTGATGATAGAAAATTGATCGCAAGTCATTTTAAACGGAAGGAGCAATGAGTTACAACTATAATAATGATATAAATCTAAGCATATGAATATTATCGATGAAAACTTTGATCCTTTTCAATCGCAAGAGCAATTCGGGTGCCTCTTGTATTCGCTCATTCTCTCATTTATCATTATTACTCTTGTTGGAGTTGGAATCGTGGCACTTATCATTATTACTCTTGTTGGAGTTGGAATCGTGGCACTTATCATAAAATAACACTTAATAATGAACTAAATAATGATACTAGTAAGTAAGATTCAAAGGGAAATAGATGAGTTGGTTAGGAGCCATGAAAAAGCAATAACTATTCATGAGGCGTTAGTATTATTCTACATTAATAATGAGAACTGATCTTCCAATATTGGATCTTATCGATGAGTTTCTTGAAAATATCGATATAAGGGAATCTTCTCGTTGTAGGTACAAGGAGAACCTCCATGTCTTTGTCGTATATATGACAAAGCATTCTTCTGACGCGCGCCAGCCTCGAAGAGCCGAGATAATCAATTATAAAGAGTACCTAATCAGATCTGGCAAGGCATTAACAACAATAGATGCGTACATGACGCCGGTTAGGGGTTTTTTTAAATGGCTGGAGTCCGAGGGTATTTATGAGAACGTCGCGGCCGGCGTTCATTCGCCCAGGCGTTATCATGGATATCGCAAAACATATCTACAGGCAGACCAGGTTATAAAGCTTCTCTCCGTGATAGATCGCAAAACGATCGTAGGAAAACGCGATTATGCAATTATTAATCTCATGGTTCGCACCGGGCTACGTTGTATAGAGGTAAGTCGAATGAACTGGCATGATGTCCTTATCCGGAAAAAAGGATATACTCTTCTGATACAGGGCAAGGGACACCTGGCAAAAGATAGGGAGTTGAACGTGACAGATGATATAATGAGCCCGATCTTTCAATATCACATGGAACGTATGCCCGAGCCTGACGGGGAGGATCACCCGCTTTTTGTGAATCATTCGCATTACATGAAGGAAGAGAGGATCTCGCGACTCACAATCAGTAAGATTATCAAAAAATATTTTCGTATGATAAATATTGATGATAAGAAGTTGACAGCACATTCGCTCCGTCATACCGCTGCTATAAATGCAATTAAGGCCGGGGCCAAGATTCCAGAAGTCCAGGCGATGCTTGGTCATACAAATTCTTCGTCAACGGACATCTATTTAAGAGCTTTAGAGGCAGAGAGCACAGAAGAAGGCACGGCGGTACGCTTACTTGAAAATTATTATAAAAACGCCACGAAACAGCCTAAAACAGGGCAAAAAACGGGCAGTAATAAGCAAAAACGTCATCTATGATAGTAATAGTTAATCTTTGTATCGCATAGTACTATGTTTAATAAGATGAGTTGAAAATGTTAATAGAAGAGCAAATAGTAAAGTATGATTATGATGAAAAAGACAAATCATCTTTAATCGAAAAATTAGCAAGTAAGTATAAATTAACAGAGATAAGGGATTGGGGTTCATGTATTATTCTGGAAAGTTTTTCCAGGGAGATTAAGGCGGAAATTTTAATCGGCGGGAATGAAATTCATTATAAAGTTCATTACCATGGATAATCAGCTTGAATTGCCATTGCCCGTGACCAGGGAAGAGTTTTGCATGATGTGCCATTTGTCTTCTGGCTGTGCTGGATGTTGTATAATTTGTAAAAATAAAAATTGTGATAAACCTCAAGCATGTGGAATAAATAATGATCCAATAAAAAGTATTGGAAGGCTTCGGGCATGGCAAGCTATTGTTAAAAATTGTACATCATCTGAAGAACGCGAGCATCATAAAAAACTATTAAGTAAAAATTGGCCATAAACTAAATTCTTAAAATCGTGTACTTAAGATAAAAGCAAAGATTGAGTTACTTAAAATTGAATTAAAAGTATGAAAACAAAAGAAGAGATTTTGTATGATAGCATCAGCGAGTCATTATCAAAGTAAGGCCATGATGTTTATATCAATATTTATAATTGTATTAACATCCGCGTTACTCTTTGTCTTTATGGGTTACAGGTGGGGCAGGGGTGACGAGCGGAGATTAAATCAGAAAGAGCGATGAAATATTATTTTACATTAATCGGAGGTGATTATAGGTCATCGAAGAATAAGCTTGAAGAGGCCGCAAAGGTTACAGACTTATTCGTGAGGATAAATTGAAGTCATTTAGGCGGGATTTCATTGATTCGATTAAAAATCTGAATGCAATGTTCCCGCGATGTAAGCCGCTTATCACGTATGAAGAAAGTCATTTATTTGATAAAAACAACCAGGCAGCGGGTGTTCATATTGATGGTGTTTGTTATTTAAGTATTTACAGGGCAAGGAATGAAATATAATGCAAGAATAGAGCTAAGTAGGGGGAGTAAAATCTCTACAAGGGTCAGCTACAAGACCGCAGCCCCCGAAAATCGTTGCCAACGTCAAAATTGAGAGAGGGGGTATGACCAAAGGAAGACCAAGGAAAGATCCTGAAATAAAAAAACTTCAGGGAACGGATCGAAATGATAGACGTGTTGAGGCTGTTAAAGGCGAAGTTCTGACAAAAGTGCCACGGCCGACAATGACACTAAGAAGTAAAGAGGAGAAGGCTCATTATCGCCGGCTATGCAAAATTCTTATTTCTGTCGGCCAGCTGACGACCACGAATGTTGACTACGCAGTACTTATGGCAAAGGAGTGGACGAAATATGAAGAGGCTGATGAAAAGTTATACGACGAAATTGTTATCACAACCAAGTCGGGTTATCAGCAGCCTTCCCCTTGGGTTGCTATCAGTAATCAAGCATTGAAGAATTTTGTTGAACTGGCTTCAAGATTTGGACTTGATCCGTTGTCTGCTTTAAAGATACCGAAGGCGAAGGTTTTGGAAAAGGATTCATTTGATAAGTTATTGAGTAAGTATAAATGATTCGCAAGGCTGAAGAATATATTGAAGCCGTGTTGTCAGGTGCAATTGACACAAGTGATATCACCAGGCTGACTTTTGAGCGACATCGTGATGATCTTAGAAATGCTCCAGAGCGGGGATGGTATTTTGATAAGACTTGTGTGTCTAGAGTTTTTGATTTTTGTACACTTGTGAAGCATTCTCCTGATAAGAAATCCTGGGTGGTGTTTGATCCGGAACCCTGGCAAGCAGCAATAATTTACATTGTTTTTGGCTGGATGAAGCGAGATGGTTCCAGGCGTTTTAATTATGCATACATTGAATTACCGAAGAAGAACGGGAAATCAACCTTTGCCGCGATAATTAGCAATTATCTTTTGTTTTTTGACGGGGAGGAAGATGCCGAGGTTTACCACGCGGCGACAGTCGAGAAGCAGGCTAGGATATGCTTTGACAAAGCAAAGCGGATGATTGAGAAGTCACCTGACCTGGTTAAAAGGGCAAAGATTCTGACAAATAACGTCAGCATCCCGGCGACTAGTTCTAAAATGGAGCCGCTTGGAAGAGATTCTGAGAGCATGGAAGGAATCAATCCGTCCGGAGCAGTTATAGATGAGTATCATGTTTTTACTTGGAAAAATAATTTTGTTTATGAAAATATTCAATCAGCAACTGTCAACAGGCGTCAACCTCTTGTTATTATAATAACAACGTCAGGAAGAGACAAAGACCTTCCTTGTTATGAATATAGAAACCTTTGCCTTGATATTCTAAGGGGTATAAAACGCCAGGATGACACATTTGCAATTATTTATACTATAGATGACACTGATGATTGGAAAGATCCGGCCGTGTGGAAGAAAGCTAATCCTAATTGGGGTATTTCAGTGCTTCCGGATAGGTTTGAAAGTGAATTTAAGGGCGCGCTTAATAGCAGGAGCAAGGAAGTTTCTTTTAAAACTAAAAATCTTAATCTCTGGGTTGATGCTCCTCAGGTATGGATTGCAGATGATAAGTGGATGAAATGTCAACATGGATTGTCAATGAAAGATCTTAAAGGCCAGGATTGTTATGCTGGGTTGGATCTTTCCTCGTCTGTAGATATTAATGCGCTGGGATTGTTTTTTCCTGATATAAAAGGGCGTCCGGCTGTTTTGTTACATTGCTGGATTCCTTTAGATAAAGTTAAGGAAAGGGAAGATAGGGTTGATTATGCTCTTTGGGCTCAGCAGGGTTATATAAATATTACGCCAGGTGGTATCATTGATATTGACCAGCAGACAGCAGATCTGCTAAATATTTTGAAAGAATATAATGTTATAGGGCTTGGATATGACCCATATATGGCACACCATGGAACAATACAGAATCTTCAAAAAGGTGGATTTCCAGTCGGTCGACTGGATCTTTATTCGCAAAGCCTGAAAAATATGTCGGCTCCAACGAAGGAATTTGAAAAGATGGTAGCATCGGGGGAACTTGAACACTTCAATAATCCTGTACTTCGGTGGATGGTCCGTAATGTTATGCTAATAGTGGATACAAATGATAATATCAGGCCGGACAAAAAGCGTTCCCGGGAAAAGATTGATGGCGTTGTTGCAATAATTACAGCTATCGGAGAATATCTTACGCTAAAATTCTCGGGGATAAAAGAAATTTACACAGAACATTCTCTTAGGTTTATATGAAAAAATATGTAAAGCCTACTGTTACAAGGCATGCTCTCGATGCTGAAATCGCGCAGATGTTCACTGATCAAGGTTTTTTTGACTTGTTTGACCGGAAGCTACAGGAAGCAAGAAAGTCGGACCCGATGATCACGCAGAAATCTGTATTCGAATTGATGAATAAAAAGTGGTTTGATCTATTTGAGAGGTTTCGTTACTCGTCTTATGATTCTTTTCGTCAGTGTTATAACCGCAAGATAAAATCTAAAAAACTCGGGAACAATGTTCCATAATAATTAATAACGCCTTCACGAACTTTGATCTGTAATTATTATGATCAAAGAAAAAGGCTAATGGGGCTTATTTCATGGATTAAGCGCACTTTTGGAACACCATCAGAAGAAAAAAGCGAAAAAGCACCTATTTCTCCGCCGGGGGCGGAATTTTTGTTCCGAGGGTTGTCTGATGCAGGCATTGTAATTGATGAAGAAAGCGCACTTAGGCTTTCTGCCGTGTGGGCATGTATTAGGCTCCTTTCTGAACTTCCCGCGTCACTTCCTATCGAAGTTTATGAAGAGAAGGGTGAATCAAGAATCCCTGTCGATCACCCGGCAAAATACATTCTTCTAAATCCTTCTGACCTGCTTAATAGATTTACCTGGCATGAGACGATGAATGCCTGGCAGCAGGGCTGGGGAAATGCTTACTCTTTGATCGATGATTCGGCGGGAACAAGAAATATTAAACTTATTCATCTGCATCCATCTGGTGTAGTTCCGGTATTGAGCAATGGCAGACTTTTTTATAATGTAAGGGATCGTCTTACAGGCATTAGTGACACATTCTTTCGCGAAGAAATTATTCACTATAAAATGCTGTCGACCGACGGGATTGTCGGAAAGTCGCCCATTAGGATAGCAAGAGATAATATTGCACTGGGCCTTGCAGCTGAGAGGTATGGAGCAAGATTTTTTCGACGTGGCGGGAATCTAAAGGCCGTCATCGAGACGGAAGGCCACATGAGTGATTTGGAATTTAAGGAATGGAAAAGGCGTTGGGAGAAATATTACCAGGGAGATAGCGGGGATCATAATACTCCGATCTTGGAGTATGGCATGAAATATAAGCAGCTTGGGGTTAACCCTGAAGATGCTCAATTCATCGCTTCACGTAAGTTTCAGTTGAATGAAATTTGCAGGATCTTCAATGTGCCGCCTCACCTGATCGCGGATCTCGAACGGTCAACTTTTAGTAATATCGAACACCAGGACTTACAATTTGTCAAATACACACTCCGCGCGGATCTTCGCAGGAAGGAAATGGAGCTCGAAGATAAGCTAATTATTGATCCAAGAGAGAAGGGAAAGATCCGTATTAGATTCAATATAGACGGGCTGCTTCGTGGTGATCTCACGACACTTACAAATCATATTCTTCAATTAACAAACAACGGGACTCTGACGCGTAATGAAGGGCGTGCTCTCTTAAATCGTAACCCAATTCCGGGTCTTGATAAGCCTTTAGAGCCAGCTAATATAACAGGTAAAGACAAATAACTCAAAGATAGATGCTTAAAAAATTTACATACGGACAAAGGGGAAATATACCTAAGGGGGCTGAAGAATCCAGGATCATCCCTTTTATTCTTTCGACTTACGCAAAGGACCGACACGGGACGGTGCTTAATCAGGAAAAGTGGGAGCTTGAAAATTACAGAAAGAATCCGGTGGTTGCTTACCAGCACAATCTTTTCGGCGGACTTTGTACGGAACCTGACCCGAACTTCGTGATAGGCAAAAGTGTCCGCGTCGAGATCGAAGGAACTGGAGTCGATCGGAGCCTGGTTGCCGATGCCCAATTCGAGGATGCAGTCATTAACCCGCTTGCTGAAAAAATATTTCGCAAAATTATTTTTGGTTCTTTGTCTCGCAGCTCAGTTGGATTTCTCCCTGTTGGCGATGGTCATTTCGGAGAGGGCGAGGAGGGGGAGGGAAGAATTGACGAGACGTATTATTTCGCAGGCCAGGAACTTCTTGAATGGTCGATCGTGAATATTCCATCAAATCCTGATGCCGGTAAGCGTGCTGGAATGCGCCAGCTGCGTGAAGAGGGTTATGTAGCATTAATGTATGCCGCGAAAGAGCTCGGTTCAAGATTTTCTCTTAGCCAAATAGAGCATTTTTCGGTACGTGACATATTAGATCTTCTCGATGGGAAAGACCTGGAGTTGAGGGAGCGAGATCCGCAAAAGCTGCGCAGGCTCCTGGCAGAAGCCGAGGCCCGTGCTGATAGATGGGAAAGAATGTATTCTGCTTTACAGTCAAGAGTAAAATTAACAAGCCAGATTGGCTAAAATTCAATAAAATAATGAAGAGTAAAATTTTAAAAAACAGATTAGAGGTCCTTCTGGCTGAAAAAGATGAATTGGCAGGGAAGGACAGCATGACTGCCGAGGAAAAATCCAGGTGGTCTAAGATTGAAACTGCTGAAAAGGAGCTTCTTGAAGAGATCGCGCTTGAGGAGTCAAAAGAGAATCATCTTCGCACCCGTGCAGCCAATGACGGGACTATTGTTTCTCGTAAGGAAGCTGGAGATATTCAGAAGTATTCTATTGTAAAGGCAATCAGGGAAAAAATGCAGGGGGGCAGCCTGACTGGCCTCGAAAAAGAAATGGCTGAAGAGGCTGAAATAGAAATGAAAAATATCTCGTCTATTGCCGGAATAGGCATTTCTTCCAAGGTGCTAATGAATAAAACCGTGGTAAGGGCTGTACTTGCCGCTGCCAGTTCTCCTGTTGTTCCCACGGTAATTGGAAGTTTTATTGATGCCGTGTGGGCAAAAACAATTCTCGTCGATTTTGGCGCACAAACAATGGCCGGGCTTACAGGGAACGTGGACCTTCCTTGTTTTAGCTCTAAGCCTGCTGTCAAGTGGGACGCTGAAAACGACGATGCGGATGATGCGGGAGTTGCCCTGGGCAGCGTGCCCCTTAGGCCTAAAAGACTAACTAATTACGTGCCGCTTTCAAAACTTTTGCTTGTCCAGGAATCAGCTGATATTGAGCGTAAAATATGGGATGCTCTGATCAGGGCGACCGCGGTTAGTGTTCAGAGGGCAGCTCTTCATGGTGCTGTTGATGGCCCGACGGGTCTCGCGGCAACAAGTGGGATTGGATCAGTGTTGGGTGGCAATAATGGAGCTTCTCCAACCCTTTCTCATGTTCTTCAGCTTATCAGGGAAGTTGCGCTTGATGACGCGGATTTTGGTTCTTTGGGATTTGTTACATCTCCTAAGGTGCGTTATAAATTACAAACTACAGCAGTTGAAAGCGGACACCCGGAAAAAGTTTGGAATTATCTGCAACCAGATATGTTGGTTGGTTACAAGGCTGGAGTTACAACGCTGGTCAGGGATAATCTCAATAAGGGCACGTCAACAGGAATTTGCTCTGCTCTCTTCTTTGGTAATTGGAATAAGATGGTCCTCGCCCAGTTTGGCGCGCTGGATCTTGTCGTGGATCCTTATTCTTCGGCCAAGTCGAATAGGGTAGACCTTGTATTAAACGCTTTTTATGATGTTGGCATTGAGCATGCTGGTTCTTTTTCAGCAATGCTTGATGTTCTGACGGAATAAGCTTTTGTTTCTTTCATATTGTTTGATTAGATTAATTAAGACAGGGCCGGAGTCAAGGCCGGCCCTTTTAAAAACGAAACTATGGCCTGGATAAAAGTTTTCTGGCTTAAGAGCCACCCGGATTTTTCTTATTTTCCAAAACAGACAGGAGTGGTTCAAAGCGAAAAGTTTGATTCGCTTTTCAGTGGAGGATATATCACGCCTCTTCCAGATGTAAAGGATAAAGCTGAGAACCCGCTTCCTGCTGATCTTCCTGGCAGAGATATCCTTTTTGAGGCCGGGTATGACAGCATTGAGAAGGTTATGAGGGCCGGTAATTCTATTGCCGATCTTGACTTAAGTGGGGCGACGGTCACAAAAATCAAAAAATACCTGGCAAGATGAAAAGGTATAAGCTGAAGGAGAAAATTTCGAATGATCTTATATCACTTGACGAACTCAAGGATAACCTCAGGATTACTCATAATAATGCAGATACTCAGCTGAATAATATTCTCAAATCAGCTATTGAGGAAGTGGAGAATGAGTGTGGTCGCGTGATTTCTCTTTCATCTTATCTTCTTTACATGGATAACTGGCCTATATCTAATGAGATTGAAATTGAAAAAGGACCAGTGTCTGGAATAACATGCGTCAGGTATTGGTCAGGCGGTTCTTTTAAAACAATGCCTGCTGATAATTATCAGCTCGATAATACAGAGCTAACTGCCAGGGTGAGGTTCTTTGATTTTCCAGCTGTCGATTCTGGTAGGATGAATAACATTGAGATTGAATTTACTACCGGCTGGGGAGCTCAAGCTGATATTCCCGGGAACATCCGCGACGCAGTTCTGCTCTTGGGATCAGAGAGATACTTAACCCCGGCTAACAGAAATATAAAAGGAGAAATGACTACAGCAGGAAATATTTTACGAAAACTAAGAGTGCAGCGATACTAATGGAAGATGTAGGTAAGCTTGACAGGTATCTGAGTTTTTGTAGTGCGACAACTACAAAAACAAAAGGTGGTGCGCCTCAAAAGGGGTTTGCTCATAGTTTTTACTGCTGGTGTTCACGTACATCCGTGGGCGAGGGATCTGAACAGTATCTTAATGAAAGGCTTGTGAATCCATATAAATACATTTATCGTACTCACTATCGAGACGATGTAGATGAAACTATGAGGATTATAGATGACGGGTTTAGTTATAATATTCTTTCTATACACCCGGATGGGATAATGCTTGAGATATTAGCGGAAAGGGTAATCGAATGAGTGGAGCAGATATAATTCTTGAAGGAGAAGAAAAGCTCATGCAGTTTTTCAAGGAGGCCCCTGAAAAAATCTACCGGAAGCCTGTTAGTAAAGCATTGAAGGCAGCTGCTGTTCCGATTCGACAGGCTATGAGCAGCTCCCTGCCGCCATCTTTGAAAAAGATGAACAAGATTATTAAAATAAAATCTTCCAGGAGAGGGCTGGTTGTTTCAGTTGGATTTACAGGCGGCCTGGGGGTATACGAGAACCGCAGGGGTCAGATGTGGGATCCATATATGCTTGTGTACTGGCATAACTATGGCACGCTAAGTAACCGGCTGGCAAGTCATAAATTTAAGTATCCCCGCCGGCGCAAGTCGGCTCATTGGCGGGGTGGAATAATACCAGGGGGTTTTGTTGAAGAAGCCTTTGAGGGTTCAAGGGAGAAAGCCAGGCGGCAGCTTGAGGAAACCTGGGAGAGAGAGATAATGAAAATGTGCGATGAACTTGGTGTAAAATGATAGGAGAGGCAATTCAATCAACATTAGAAGTAATCATTCCGAATACTTTCGCGCAAATAGGTGACGAGAAGATTGAAACGCCGATTTGCATCCATGAAGAGACGGAACATGAACCTTTATATTTAAAAGCCGGGGTTGTGCATTATAACTGGACAGCAGAGGTCGCGATTATTGATGATAGTCCAGATTCATGCGAGGGATTATTGATGTTAGTAATAGATGCAATTAATGGCTTGGCATTTACTACAACAAAAGAAACCGAATTTGGACCAATTTCATGCCTGGGAATAGATCCGGGTTTTGATCCGCAAACAAAGGAATACATAAGGGTAGTAAGATTTTCAATTATAACACAAAACAGGTAAAGTAAAAATGGCACGGGAAAAAGTTTATAGTTATGAGCTCAGTATGAAATGGGGGAATAAAATTATTGTTGGGCTCGAGACTACCGGTTTTAAAATGACTGGTAATTATGAAGAAATGATGCTTAAAGAAGATGAGGGGGAGGCTAAGGAAGAATTTATTGACATAGATGCCGGCTTAACCTTTAGTGGTAGAACTATCGAACGCGATGCATCTGAAGCTTCTACGCATGAAGATTTTGAAACGCTTCGAGAGGCGGTTGCAGTTGGAGCTACTGTTTCTTTTGCTTATGGTCGCTTCCAGGTGGGCAAGAAAATTGTAACCGGTCAGTGCACGATTCGTGAATGGGGCGAAGATGCTGGAAGTGAGCGTCAGCTTGCATCTTGGTCAGGTAGCGCCAAGCTAATCCGCGGAACCATAGGATTTCCAATTTATTCGACCTGATGAATGCGAGTTATCTTACATTGGCTAACGGAAGAGATGTCCGTATACTTTTTTCCATGAATGTACTGGAGGAATTTGTAACCAGTACGGGAAAGGAGGTAATTGACCTTAATGGGATTGCTGATATTGCATTGCTTCGTAAGATTGCATGGCTGTCGGCACGAGAGGGTGAAAGGGCTAATGGAAAAGATCTGGGGCTTGATGAAATGGAATTTGGAAGGTTGATGAGCATGTCGGCGATCACTCGTTTTGTTATAATCTTCAAGGATCAGATAACTCCATCATCACAAAAATAAAGCGTGCCATACAGGAGGTTCCCGAGGATATTCTTCAGGAAGAGATAGGCACAGATGATCTTAAAAAGTTCGGTTATGCGTATCTACGTCAGTTTGCCCTGGGCAGGCTTGGTTATGACGCTGAAAGATTAGGAAGAACTGTTGTCGGAGATCTATTTGATGCGATAATTGGGTGGAGAGAGATGGAGAGTGACAGGTTTAAGGCTCATGCGGGGTTACTCAGAAATGCAACGTCAATTCTTTGGAATATTCAAGTGAAAAAGGAAGATCGAAAGTACGCAGAGGAATTATGGCCTTTCCCATGGGAAAATAGGGTAGAGCAATTAACTCCCGAGGAGGCAGCTAAACAAAAGAGAAGAAGAGAAGCACAGAGAAATTGGACAGATAAAAACATATAATGGCAGGCGGTGGGATTATATCACATCTTAAGGTCCGGTTTGGCGTTGACTCTAAAGACTTCAGAAAAGGACTGAAAGACGGCGAATCGGCCATAAAGGCTTTCAAGAAGGGCGCGGGTACTGCCCTGGAAGAGTTTGCTTCGCTTTTCGATATTAACATGAAATCGGTAAACGAGGCAATTGGCATAGCCAGCAAGGCGCTTAACTTCCTGGGGAGTAATTTGAGGGCCGCGCAGGGCTCAGCAAGGACTTTTGCTGTTGCAATGAATGTTGTGAAAACTGCCCTTGTCAGCACTGGCATCGGCGCACTTGTAGTTGCGCTGGGGTCTCTTATTGCGTATTTCAAGTCATCCGGCGAAGGGGCGGATCGTCTCGCGATAATATTGGCAAAATTGAGAAGCGTTGTTGATAATATAATTGATCGATTCAGGATCTTCGGTGGAGGGCTGGCTGGGATATTTTCAGGCAGATTTGTTTCAGGGTGGGAGCAGATGAAAAGTGCATTCGCGGGGCTAGGGGCTGAAATTAAAGAAGATTGGAAACTGGCTGGAGAACTGGCAAAGGCGGAGGATGTGCTATACGATCGTGAGACGGAATTAATCTTATCGCTTGATCAAAGAAAACAAAAAGTTGCTGAGCTACGAGAAGAGGCGCGTAATCTTGAGAATGCTGAACGAGATCGCCTGGCAATGATACAGCAGGCAGATTCTATTATTCGAACAATATACGCCGATCAGGTTGCTCTTGAGAAAGAGAGACTCCGGATAATGAAGGAAAAGCTAGCACTAGCTAATTCGGATCCCACCGACGAGCAGCTGCGGGAGGTAGTTGAGCAGGAAGCAAAGATTCATTCTCTGTTGGCCCAGCAAGCAACAGAGCTTCGCAGCTTAAGTCGTGAGCGTAACACGCTTGTTAAGCTTGTTGAAAAGCAGGTAGAACTTGAGCAGTTACAAGCTGAAAAGGCGAAAAATGCACTGGAGAAAGTATCTCTTGATAATATTAAAATGCCTGATTTTAGTCAGACTATTGAAGCTGTTCTTGCCCCACTCCCCAGGGCTAAAGAGGAAATAAGTGAGTTTGCAAAGCAGGTATCAGGAGTTATTAACGGGGCATTTCAGGACATGGCAACTGGTCTCGGGGAATTTCTGGGACAGCTTTTTTCTGGCGAAGCTGGTATAAATGACTTTGGAAAAATGGTCGCCGGGGTGTTTGCTGACATGGCGATAAATGTTGGTAGGGTGGCGATAGCAACGGGGCTTGCTGTTGAGGGAATTAAAAAAGCTTTACAAAGCCTTAACCCGGGAATGGCGATCGCGGCTGGTGTTGCCCTGGTTGCTCTGGGAACAGCTGTAAAAGGAGCTCTGTCTTCCGTGGCTTCTTCGGGAGGGAATAGTGTTTCCCAGGCGACTTCGGCAGGACCGCAAAGCTTTATATATGATCTCACGCAAAAAGAACAGATAGTCAAGGTTGAGGTAACGGGCAGGCTCATCGGGGAAGGCAATCAGCTCGTAAGTGTCATCGAACAGGAAAGAAATAGGAGAAAAGCAGTGACGTAATGGCTTACGGAATTAAATATCGGCTATTTTGCAAGGGACGAGACGGAATTACCACGAAGCTTGTAATTTCCGAGGATGGCTATTCCGGAATAGAGATTGACAGGGATGTTCCTACTTCGCCTTTTATACTCCGAAAGGACTCGGCTAATTATATTCAGGGAACTTCCTTAGAATTTTATATTCGTGAATTAGTTGACTTTGAGTTTATAGAATTTTACACGAATAACCCGAAAAAGTATAAGATTTTACTCTATAGAAACGGGCGAGGATCTTCTATTACCGGAGTGACAGCTGACAGCACGGTAATAACAGCTGACAGCACAAAGATAACGGCTGACGCAACTATTGGTGGAGTGTCGACAAGTGGAGAGGCTTTATTGTGGAGTGGTTATCTGAATCCACAACAATATGCCTGTAAATACATTTCTGGTCCTCAAAACATTCGCTTTCAGGCAACTGACGGGCTGGGACTTCTTAAAAATAAATCATTCATGCTCGCCGGGAATCAAAGCGAGCTCGCAATAATAATGCATTGCCTTGATGAAATTTCTCTTGGTATTGGTTATGCAATTGCTATTGGGATACATGAGAAAAATCAAAATGCAAGCTATCCTCCCTTGACGCAGACTTATAAGAATTGCGAGATATACAGTAATAAAAACTGTTATGAGGTACTCGAAGCGGTGCTTAATAGGTATGATGCGACAATTACGCAATCAAACAACAGGTGGAGGATTTCGTCTTATAAGGATAAGAAATTAGCAAGATCTCTTTATACTTCTACTGGCGTTTACGAAGGAACTGAAGACGCACCAACTGTATTTTTACTTGATACTGTAAGAAATGCCGGGTATGTCCGTCCTTCTGGTTATCTGAATCTCAATATACAGCCAGGAGGAAAAAGAGTTTTAATGTCTTGTAATTACGGGCGCCGAGAATCATACCTGAGAAATTATGATTTCAGTAAATATTCATCTTTAATGTTTGCCGACTGGACTAAATCAGGGAGTTTTACTCCTACTCAGTTAAGGCTTGGCGATACGTGCTGGGCTTTTATTCCAACGTATAGCAATATTGATACTGATTATATACAGCAGGAGATTGCTGTAACAAATGTTGTCGGTCAGGGTTTTATTTTTGAAATTAACGTATGTGCTGTCGGTCATGAATCTTCGAGTTCTACTGGCCTTTTCCCTTTGCAAATGGAGGTAAGAATCGAGGTTTCAATTTTAATTGGATCGGTCAGATATTATCTTTCTTCTTCTGGGTGGACTACAACACCAAGATATATTACAGAAACGGTGACAAGTGTTGTTTTTGCTGGTAAAATAGTAGCATCTACTATCAAAATATCAACACTTGGGCTTCCGGGAAATGGTACATTGAGAGTGCGCTGCATGAGATTTAAGAGTGAGCCCCCCAGGAGAGGTACTACATATTCTGGCATGGCTTTCTCTAAAGTTAAAATCTACTTTTTAAATAATGGCGAGTTATACCCGGATAAGTTTGAAGAAACGGTAAGGTTTTGTGAGTCATCCGAACCACAAGATCTAGAGGCAATAGTCATTAGTGATGCCGATGCACCAGAACTGATAAATGCAGGGTTGTTATATGACAATATAACGCGTCTCCCAGATGGTACGCTTACAAAAAACTGGAATTTAACAGAAGCCCCTTTAAGCGATTATACTCTTATTGAAGCTCTTCAAAAAATGCTGGCAAGTAAGAATAAACATGCGAGACAAGTATTAAGAGGAAGGATAAAAGGAGATTCTCTTTCTTTTGAAAACTTAATTAAGCACGAGTACAATAGCAACAGGGAATACGAGATAACCGAAGGAGTATGGGATGTTTATGAAGGAATTTATGATGTGAAACTTGTCGAATGGTTTCCTTTTATTGATCAAGATGTTGAATATGAATAATGTATAGATGATGAAAAAAATAATTGTTCTTACCGTGCTTGCCCTCTTAGTGGCTTCCTGTAATAAAAATGCATCCCCCTATAAGTTAAGGTATGTCCCTGTTAATATTGGAAGTAATCCTGATGATGGACAAGGGGATAATCTAAGGACTGCATTTTCAAAGATAAACGCGGGATTTATAGAGATAGCTGATTCGCTCGATAATATTTACACTAAAGCCCAGACGAGAAAGGTGGTTGGTGATTCAATCTCGGGTATCAGAGATTCTGCTTTAGCCGCTCAGGTATATTATTTTGAGCGATCCGATACAATTGGAGGTACAGGTCAATTAATAACAATAAGTGATTTGAATACAGCAATAGATCAGATAGGGGCAGGTAGTGCTTCGACAAGGAAATCCAGGTCACTGGAGTTTATTGTTGGTGCTACAGATGGAGCTCCAGTCAACGGCGATTCAACGATATATCATTCCGCTTTTGCAAATAGGCATGTCTATGTATTTAGAGGCACAACAGGGGATCTTTATCGGCAAAATTACAATGCGACAGCTCGCAACGAGATAACTGGTTATCGAATGAGTAATGATACGGTTATCGTGCGTCCTGCTTTTTTGACAGGCGACAGGGTGGTAATTGAAACTGTAGATAGTATTGAGTTTTTGACTTTCGGAACTAACAGATTGTTAAATGGACTTATGGCATACTGGAAGCTTGATGATAGCGGAAGTACCGCGAAAGACTCTCATTCTAACAATGACGGCACTATTTCAGCGGGGGTCACGACAGGAGAAGCGGGTGTATTGGCTAATGCTTTTAGTTTTAACGGCACGTCTTCTAATGTATTCCTTGGCACTGTCTGCCGGCCCACGAACGCTATTTCAATAAGTTTTTGGTTTAATATAGCTAACATTACTTCAGGGGGTGATCAGTGGTTTATCGGTAACGGCGTTTACTCAACTCACTGGTGTGGGTATTGGGTATCAATCAGTATAAATGGTCGGATTAACTTCCGCCTGGGTACGAATACGGCTACTCTGCTAGATAAGTCTTATGGGTCAGGGTTAGACGATGGGTCTTGGCATCATGTAGTTGCGTCCTGGGATGGTGAAAACGCTTTCATATACATTGACAACGTCAAGTCAACAGCTACGGCCTACTCAACTGATATTGTTTACGTCACTGCCTGCAGGCTTCGAATGGGGAGTAATGCCTACGCTGATGGGACATTCTACGCGGGGTTGCTCGATGAAGTATGCATTTACAACAGGTCCTTGTCAGATGCGGAGGTTGACGACTTGTTCAATAAAACACCTTATCCTTTTGAATGATGAGAAAGACACTAATAATATTATTTGCTACTTTTTCAATCTCGTCGTCGGCTACCGACTACTACGTTAAGTTAACGGGGAATGACAGTAATACTGGACTCAGTGACTCCCAGGCCTGGAGGACTATCACAAAAGTCAACGCAGCATGGGCCGCTGGGACATTTGCACCTGGCGACAATATTTATTTTAATAGAGGTGACACGTTCTACGGGACACTGATAGTTTCTGAATCAGGCACAAGTGGGAATGTCATTACTATAGGGGCTTATGGTAGTGGGCAAAATCCTATCTTGTCAGGTTTTCAGATTGCAGACTCCTGGAGTGATCCCGAGTCAGATGGAATTTATGTTCACTCGCTTAGTCCTGAATCAAAACCAAATATTCTTTTACTTGATGGAGTAAACACGCCTTTAGGTCGTTTTCCAAATCACGCTTATCTTTCTATTACGACTGCCGGCTTAAGTTATTTGACTGATGCGGAATTACCGTCAAGTCCAAATTTTTCAGGTGGTGAGGTGGTTATCCGGACCGCCTATTGGGTAATGGAGAAACGTACCATCACATCTCATTCTGGCACTACTTTAAATTATTCCGGAACTATTTATGCCCCCGCCGCGGGTTACGGGTATTTCATTCAAAATCACTACAACTGTCTGACTTTATACGGGGAGTGGTCGTATGATGGTAATCTTTACCTTAATTTCGCGGGAGAAGATCCCGGCGACCACGAAGTAAAGGTATCGGTCAGAAATGAAGTGGTGAAAATTAACGGTTGTAATTATATTACCATACAAGATCTGACTATAGAGGGTGCTAATTCCAGAAATATTTATTTGGCAGATGCAAAATACATTACTATTGATAATTGCAAGGTAAGATTTTCTGGAGGAAATGGAATATATCTTAACAGTGCGTGCGATTACACGACTGTTCGAAGCTCTGAGATCAGCGAGAGTAATAACGTTGGTATTTATTCCGGGGGCGCACCGCATCTTACTATAACGGGGAATTATATTAATAAATCGGGTTATTATCCTGGCATGGGAGGTAGTGGGGATCAGGATTATTCCGGAATAATATCACGCGGATCTCACGGATCTATCACTTATAATAACATTTATAATTGCGGTTACGACGGGATAGCGTTCGGTGGGCAGGGTACAGACATATCTTATAATGTTATTAACGGGTTTTGTACTGTAAAAGACGACGGGGGAGGGTTATATACTTATAGGGATTATAATACGGGCAAGACGGCAAGTTACAATATAATTCTAAATGCAATAGGGGCCGACGACGCAATCGGTAGGGGTAATGATAGGGCTAATGGGATTTACAACGATGGCAGTTATAACACAACATACAGCAATAACACAATTGCACATTGTCATGGAGGTGGATTGTATCTAAATTCCTGCAAATATTCAACGGCTGCTTATAATACTCTTTATGATAATCTTCATCAGCTTCTCATACATTCAGAAGTACCAAATTCCACCGTTGACGGGAGGGCAGCTGGCCACATTATAAATAATAATATACTTTTTTCAAGGAGTTATGATAATGATTGGTTGCAATCATGCCTACGCGTTAATTTTATTAACCAGGATGCACACGATTACGGCACTCAGGATTACAATTACTTTGTGCGTCCCATATATAACGATGATTATGTGGATGTGTGGCCCAGAGCCTGGCAGTGGAATCCGTCAACAAGGCTAAAATATAACCTTTCTGAGTGGAGATCCTACCTTGGTGAAGACACTCATTCGCAAACAACGCCAGTCGCAGTAACCAGTGTAGATCACATTCATTTTATTTATAATGACTCGACAGGAGTTAAAACTTATATTGTTTCGCCTGCAATGGTTGACGGGACAGGTAAAACATACTCCGGAACTATTTCTCTTTCACCCTATCGCTCTTTGGTTCTTATCGGGAGTGGAAGCGTGACGGAAAGCGAATTACTTGTACCAATTTTAACAACAACCGCTGTAACAGAGATTGAGATTGCAACCGCTCGGTCAGGAGGAAAAATACTAACCGATAACGGTTATTTAATTACGGCAAAGGGAGTTTGCTGGAACACGACAGGGATGCCTACAATATTTGATAGTAAAACTAACGACGGAACGGGGTTGGGTACTTTCATAAGCAATTTAACTGAACTGAACGCATCAACAACTTATTACGTGAGAGCATATGCTACTAATAGGCAGGGAACGGGCTACGGCGAGGAATTGAGTTTTGTAACCGGCAATGCTTTTTATAATAAATTTCTTAAGCATAACGGGAAGCTTCTCATGCATAACGGGAAACTTTTAATACGATAATACAATGGCAAAAGAAACTTCACAAGTTGATCTACTTGGCAAAATGATCGGAACCGGCGGAGATCAGTACCTGCATCAATCGGCGGCGCCAGTTGAGGGTAAATGGTCACATATCGTTATTGGACCAAATGGGGCAACTATAACGAGTTTAAAGGTAATGAGGGAAGATGTAATGTCTACCAGGGGCTACGATTCCAATGGAGGAGTATTGCCTGCCGGATATATGATCTGTGCTGGACATGAAGATTATATCACAGAAATCACCCTGGTATCAGGCAATGCTGAGGCTCTTATATTTAGCCAGGTACAGGATAGTGCAGGACCGGTCGTTTAAGGCAGGAGGAGTGTTATGAAACGACCATTTGGGTTTCTATTTTCCCCACTTAAAGGCGTTAGCCATTTGGGTAATTCACATTGGGCAACAAAACATCCAGAATTGGAAACATATTTAACTGGACTTGCAACTCCTTTATCACCAACACAGGTATCAAAGTTAAATCAGTTTATTACATCGCTCAAAACAGGATTTGGAATAACAAGTCTTTCAGAGGTGTTCGATATAATGTATTTAATGGCAGGCGAAACTTTGGAATCATCAATGCGAAATATCGTGAAAGACGCGCATCATCTTACATTAATTAACTCGCCGCTATGGACGCAATTTGAAGGGTTTAAAGGGAATGGTTCTTCAATGGCAATAAGTACAAATTATGATCCCGGCACTAACGGTGTTAATGTATCACGGGATAGTTTAGCAATAGGAATTTATGCACGTACAACTACAATAGGAGCATACGTGATTTCAGGAGTAACAGACAACGATAGCAATGAAATAAGCATAACTCCTCGGTTAAATTATGATACAGTTGGAAGAATGTACGTAAGGATTAACCAGAAAACTTACACGTTTAAACCATCGAGCGGGGATGTTAAGGGAATGCTTATTGCTTCCAGGACTGCACCTAATTCGATCAGGGGTTATTCGAATGGAGTTGATTTAAACTTTACAGGGAGCAGTGAACTGTCAACTGGATTATCAACAGGATACAATCTATTTTTTTTATGTGCATCAATAAGAAATACGAGAAGTAGTTATTCTCCTGATCAAATCGCCTTTGCTTTTGTTTCAAGAGGTTTAAACCTTGCAGATACAAGTCCTGTTATAACACAAGCAGTAGAAGCTTACATGGATTCTAATGATAAGGGGGTAATTTCATAAAATAATGCAGGAATGAATCATATTAATATAACAAAAGCCCAGGCAGAAGAGATAGCAGGAGGTTACGGAACACGTCGATCGGATGGAAGTTACCCTGCAAGGATTGAACCTATCGCTGTACCTGATGGAACATATATCTTTCCGGAAAGTTGTTTAACCGGTTTTGGTCTTGAATCGGTAAAAACAAAACTTGAATCACTTGTTAAATCTGATAACGTGCAAGAACTGGTTGAACTACCAAAATTTGGAGAACCGTGTGAAAAAGATAGAATCTATATCTATAACGAGCAGGAAGAAAATGGATATCATGGTCTTGTAAAATGCGTTCAAACTCATAATCGAACGATTTATAGTCCTCAAGAAACTCCTGCCCTGTTTTCTTTCTTTCGTGAAAATTCAGATGATCTCGAGTGGATTCCTAATGAAATAGTTGAATTGGGTTGGAAGCGAATATATGGAGGAGTACAATATGAAGTTATTCAACCCCACATGACTCTTGCAGGATGGGAGCCTCCTAATACTCCTGCACTTTGGATAGAAGTACAAGAAGAAGGTGGAGATATTCCTGTTTGGATTAGACCCACGGGAGCTCATGATTGCTATAATATTGGTGATCAAGTACATTTTCCAACTGCTGATGATCCTGTTTATGAAAGTGTTATTAATGGAAATGTCTGGTCTCCAACAGAATACGGGGCAGGGTGGCGGTTAGCCTGATGTTTGATGAAAATAAAAATGACAAGATATGACATTAGATAAAAGAGAAAAGATAGTTGTGCCGGTGTGGCTAATTGGCATTCTTGTCAGCGTGATAACCGCGGCTGGTACAGCCTGGGTTGCTGTGCAGGTAAAAACAGCACGCCTTGAGGTCCGTGCAACTCATAACGAAACCAATATTGATATGCTTAGAAGGGAGAAAGTGGGTAATGAGAAGTTTGACATTATAGTTAATCAGCTTAACAGGATGGAAGGGAAACTTGATGAACATATAAAAGAAAGCAGATGATAATAAAGTCGACATATTTCGAACTTGAAGAACTTGTGTGTCCTGATGTATTCGAGAAGTACGGTGAGTTTGCCTGGAACTTTCTCGATCCTCGACTGCTTTTAAAGCAGTCGAGGATAAGAGTAAAAATTGGCAAGCATATTACTATTAATAATTGGTCATCGGGTGGCAATTATAACCAGAGAGGCCTTAGGTGTAATCTTTGCCATATAGTGCAGAGTAAGAAGAAATTATACATGTCAGCTCACGTACTTGGTAAGGGTGTAGATTTTGATGTTGAAGGAATGCTGGCTGAAGAAGTCAGACTATGGATAACGGCTAAAAAAACAATTTGGCCGTACAATATAAGGCTTGAGAGAGACGTCAGCTGGGTTCATCTTGATATTTACGATATGGATCAGAAGGTTTATTTATTTTCAAAATAACATGTGCAGACAAGAACTTCCTCCA